GCTTGCAGCAAACGCCGTTGATGCAACTGCTTTAGCTGATAACGCTGTTGATGCTGGAGCAATAGCTAGTAATGCTGTCACTGAAGCAAAAATCGCTGCAAATGCTGTTGTTAATGCCAAGATTGCCGATGGAACAATTACAGCAGCAAAATTAGCAACTGGAAATATAGACAGGTCGTTGAATGTAGCTAGTGGGAATCTTGGAATTAATAACGCTGTTACAGGAGGAGCTAGTAATCGTTCAGGAATTACATATAACGCTCAAGGATTAATAACCGCCACAACTGCATTGATACCAGGGGATTTACCTGTTTCTAGTGTTACGGCTGTAGGAGGTGCATCCTTTCCTACTGCTGGAGGTCTTGCGATTACTGGAGCTGGTGCGGTTTCAATTGCTGCAACAGTTACAGGTACAACTAGAAGTGGAATTACATTCAATAATTTTGGACAAGTAACTGCTAGTACTGCTTTAGTTAGTGGAGATTTACCAAATGCAACTGCAAGTGCCACTGGTGCTGTTTCCGTTCCAACAGGGGGGCCATTATCTATAAGTGGCGCAGGCGCACTTACCGTTAGTAATTCAGGTGTAACTGCTGGAACAGGAACAAAAGTAACTGTAGATGCAAAAGGAATAGTTACTGCATTAACAAATATTGCTGCTGGAGATTTGCCAAGTCACAGTGCTGCCTTATTGACAAGTGGGTCTGTTGATGCGGCAAGGATTGGAACAGATTCCATAACTGGATCAAAACTTGCAAATGCTTCGACAACGTTATTTGGATCTGTAGCCCAAACAGGTTTCCCAACATCTGAATTTACTGGACAATTCTTCTTTGATTCAGTATCTGAAGATTTATATATATATGACGGAAATGCTTATCAACCCGTAACAACTTTGACAAAAGGTTCGCTGGTTTTTGGAGGCACGTTTAACGCTTCAACAAGTAAAGTTGCAAGTGTAACAACCGCAGGTGCAGCAGCAGGTTTAAGCGTTGGATCTAATGTTCCGACTCCAACAACTTCGACTGATGGAATTTATTTAGTAGTTGAAAATGCTGGTACGCCAAGTGCTCCAGCTCCTGTAGTTGCATTAGCACCACCAGATTATATCTTAGGTGTTACAAATACATCTGGAAGTTCATGGGAAGAAATTGATTTATCACAAACAGTAGCTGGTCAGGTTGCAAGTAATATTACTTTTACGCCTTTTGGGCAACTTCAAAGTACAAATGTACAAGATGCTCTTGAAGAAGTAGAAACAGAAAAACTAGGACTTGCAGGTGGTACTGTTACAGGTCAGCTATTATTAGGTAATACTGCAACGCTTGTTTTTGAAGGTTCTAGTACAGACGCATATCAAACTACTTTAGGAGTTGTTAACCCAACTACAGCAGACAAAACAATACTTTTACCTAATACTTCTGGAACTTTAATAACAACTAACGATTCAGGTACTGTTACTTCAGCAATGATCGCTGCTGGAGCCATTGTTAATGCCGATATAAATGCTTCTGCTGCTATTGCTCTTACCAAATTAGAAGGCATAACTGCTGGAAGATTAATAGTAGGTAATGGATCAGGTGTTGCTGCTCAAGTTGCAATTACAGGTGATATTGGGATTACTAATGCAGGTGTAACTTCAATTGCTGCTGGAGCTATTGTTGATGCTGATATTTCTGGCTCGGCTGCGATAACAGGAACAAAGATTGCCACTGGTACGACAAGTGCCGTTGGTGTTCTTCAATTAACAGATAGTGCAGCTTCTACTTCTGCTACTACGGCTGCTACTCCTGCTGCTGTAAAGATAGCTAAAGATGCTGCTGATGCTGCCGCTACAACTGCCAATGCTGCGGTTGCAAAGTCTGGTTCAACCATGACTGGCAACTTAACGATTGATAATGCAAAAGAATTAAGGCTAAGTGAAGCAGATGGTGACGGAGCAAATTTCACAGGATTAAAAGCACAAGCACAATCAGCCGATATTGTTTTAACTCTTCCTGCTGTTGCACCTACAACTGGTCAAGTGCTCAAAAGTAGTTCTACAGCTACGACACTTGAATGGGCTACTGACTCTGCAACAGACTCAACAAAACTTCCTCTCGCAGGTGGAACGCTAACTGGAAATCTAATTCTTAATGCTCAATCTGATGTCAGATTTGCTGATGCTGATAGCTCACATTATGTAGCTCTTCAATCTCCTGGCACAATTGCTAGTAGCTTTACTCTTACTCTTCCTGCTACTGATGCTGCTGTTTCTGGTTATGTCTTAGCTAGTGATGGATCAGGAACTTTATCTTGGGTCGACCCAGGTTCAAGTTCAAGTCCTACTTTTACAGGGGATGCAACTCTTACCAACGATGGAGCTTTAGTTGGATTTTCAAATTTAAATGCAACTTATACAGGAAATACAAAAACACTTACAGTTACGGTTGCAAGCAAAACGGCTGCTCATAGATATTACGGATCTGGATCAAGTTCTGGTTACAAGATTGGAGGTAAAGAATCACCATTCTTAACTCTTACACCAGGTCGTACATATAAATTTGACCAAGCTGATAACTCAAACTCAGGTCATCCATTACGTTTTTACTTAGAGGCAAACAAAACAACTGCATATACAACAGGCGTTACTACTAGCGGAACTGCTGGTTCGGCTGGTGCTTACACGCAGATAGTTGTTTCAGATACGACTCCACAAATACTGCATTATCAATGCTCATCTCATGCGTTGATGGGTAATAGCGTTCAAGCCAATAGCAATATTGCTTCTACTGCTAAGACATTGGCAACGGCTAGAACTATTGGAGGCGTTAGCTTTGATGGATCAGCAGCTATAGATCTTCCTGGTGTGAACACTGCTGGTAATCAAAACACTACTGGAACGTCTGGAGGTTTTACTGCTGGTAATGCTAGTAATCTAGATTCAGGAACTGTCAATGTTGCAAGACTTGGATCAGGAAGTTCTGTTACCACCAAGTTCCTAAGAGGAGACAATACTTGGCAAACAATTTCTGCGACTCCAGAAGGAACAGCAATACTATCTACAGGAGAATCAGGCGCTACTAAATTTTTAAGAGAAGACGGCGACAATAGTTGTTCTTGGCAAGCTATTCCAGTTCCCACCACAATTACGGTTGCAGATGAATCTACAGATACCACCTGTAATGTTTTATTTGCGACTGCTGCCACAGGTGATTTAGCACCTAAAACTGGTACAAATTTAACCTTTAACTCTAGTTCTGGAGCGTTAACAGCTACAAGTTTTGTTGGTGCTTTGACTGGAGATGTTACAGGAAACGTAAGTGGTTCGTCTGGATCTTGTACTGGTAATGCAGCAACAGCGACTACAGCAACTAATGCTCAGGGGTTAACTGGATCGCCTAATATCACAGTTGGTACGGTTGGATGTGGTGCTATTACTGGCACGTCAACAGTGGCTGATTCAAAAGGTAATCTTAGGACAATTATTCAATCATCGAAGTCTTCTGCTTATACCCTTGTCGCGGCTGATGCTGGTAAGCATATTTATACATCATCTGGTGGTGTAACAATTCCAAACGGAACTATGTCAGCAGGCGACGCAGTTACGATAGTGAATAACAGTGGATCAAATATTACTTTAACGGCTTCTATTTCAACGCTTTATAACACGGCTGATGCAGCAACAGGTAATCGCACACTGGCTGCTAGGGGAATGGCGACTATACTTTTTGTAAGTTCTACAATTGGCTATATTTCAGGTGCTGGCTTGAGCTAACACTAGATTATTTCTACTTAATGGAGTTTTAAAATGGCTATTCATCAACTATTAGTAGGAGCTGGAGCTGCTGGAGTTACAGGAGATCAAGTACAGGCAAAAGGAGAAACAACTACATGGGCTAATCAAACTGCTGTAGCTTCCAATGCTACTGGAGGTGGCATAAGTAGTGCTACAGGTAGCGGATACCCTTCTAGTAAAGTTCAGTACCATAACAATGAATGGGACTGGGTTTGCCCTGCTGACGTAACGATGGTAGATGTTTTGTGTATAGGAGCAGGGGGTGGAGGTGCAGGTGGTGGATATGTCAGTGTTTATGTTCCTTATGTAGGAGATATTGAGGAGTATTATTGGGGGGGAGGAGGAGGAGGAGGGGGTTTAATTTATAAGAACAAAATCCCTGTTTCCGCAGGTACTACTTACAAAATTGGTGTAGGCACAGGTGGAAATGGTGGAACTGGTAGTTCTAGTGGACAAGGTAATAATGGGTACAAAGGAGGAAGAAGTTATTTTGCAACAAGTTCTACTATCTCTGGTGGAGTCGGTGGTGAACGAATACCTTCTGGAAATTATATTCAGGCTTATGGCGGTGGGGCTGGTAGCAAAACTAATGGTGGCTCAGCGTCTGGGGGTGCTTATGCTTCTTCTGGTACTGGCTGGACAGGAGGAACTGGGCATGATGGAGGCAATGGAGGGTTAGGCAGGACAGGGCTAGCAGGCGGTCCAGGCGGTGGCGGTGGCGGTGCAGGGTATAACGGCGATGGTGGACAAGGCGTTAGTTTTTATGGTTCTGCTACTCCTCCTACTAGAGGTAGCAGCGTAAGTGCGGGTGGTGGCTCTGGTGGTGGTGGTAGAGGACAAAGTAATAGCAACCTAAAAGCTTCTAGTGGTGGAGGTGGCACTGGCCCTTTAGGTTGGATTTCTACAGGGTATGCAACAATTTGGAATACAAATTCTTTAACTGGTCTTTTGCAAACCACCTATAACAACACTTCTTCTGAAGTTGGATTAGAAGGTGGTTATCATCCTTCAGGAGCAGCCTTTAGTGGTGGTGGAACGCCTAGCCAACTTTCGTACCATCCAAATTCAAATAATTATTTTTACCAAAAATGGAATGGTGGTTACGCTGGTGGAGGGGGCGGAGGGGGAATCTATTCCCAAGTTGGTGGAGGTGGTGGTGCTGGTTCTGTTCGGATTTTATGGTCTAGCGAAGAAGATTACAGAAGTTGGCCTTCTACAAATATTAGGGATATGTAATTATAATTAAATTAAATATATTAATTCTGAATGGAATACCTTAATTCTGAAACAGGAGATTGCTATACATTTCCTCAGTTAAAAAGAGCTTTTGATGATTTGCGTGTTAAGGCTTTTACTTCTTCTTTTACTGTAGAAGATTGGAATCCTTTATTCAAAGAAGTAATTGTAGAAGTTACTCCAGTAGCAACTAGAGGTCAAAAAATAGTAAGAGATGGAGTTTATATAAAAGATGAAAAATATTATACTAAATGGATTTCTGTTGAATTAACAGAAGAAGAAAAAACAATAGAGTATGACCAACGATTAGCAGCACAACTTCAAGAAAGAGATTGGATGTTACAAGAGACGGATTGGACACAACTATTGGACTGTCCTTTGTCTGAAGAAAAAATTGTAGAATATAAAGAATATAGAAAACTTTTAAGAGACATTACTAAAGACAGCAAGTGGCCTTGGGATCATGAATTCCCTAGTAAGCCTCCAGTAAAAGAAACATAATATGCACATTTATGATAACTCTAATTATAAAAAATTATTCTCTATAAGCAACGATCAATTAGTAACTTTAGAGAATTTAGTTAATAGTGAAACTATTGAATCTTGGAACGCCAGAACGTATAGACAAGATAGAAATAATGTTCAAAAAGATACTAAAGCAATTATATTTAAAGATATAAAAATCAAAAAAATTCAAATTCAAAAAACAGAAGCTTGTGAAAGATATTCACTTGTTGACGAAATAATTGCTCAAACAGCAAAAGTTTTAAATATAAAAAAATATGTTGTAACACATTCTTTATTAGCAAATTTGCCAGCAGGAAAAAAAATTGAAAAACACACTGACTCTAAAGGTATTTTTCAGTTTACGCATAGAATTCATGTACCAATAATTACTGATCCAAAATGTGAATTTATAGTAGAAAATGAAAAAATACCAATGTTAAAAGGTGATGTTATTGAAATTAATAATTTAAAATATCATCAAGTTACAAATAGATCTAATATTGATAGAGTTCATTTATTGTTTGATTTTAAAGAAGATTTATCTTGAAAAGAATTGTAGTCGCATCTTACAAAAAATCAGGTGCTACTTGGTTTCGTTTTCTTGTTTATGGAGCCGAAAAAGGTTTACCAAAATCGTCATTTGAGATTGACCAATTTTATCCTCATGACGATAGTAAATATGTTTGGCCCGTGAATACTAAAAGAAGTTTCTTGAAAACACATTGCAAATACGAAAGTAACAGACTTACTTTGACAGATAATGAAGGTTCAATTCTTATTGTTAGAAATCCTTTAGATATTTTATTTTCATGGCTTTCACATAAAAGAATTAACGGATGTTTAATTTATAAATCACATAATGTTGCAGGGCAATTTTCTATGATGAATGAAGAACTTGAAAAAATGTATTCTCATTACAATTCGTGGAAAGATCAAGCATCAATAATTATAAAATATGAGGATATGTTGAAAGATATACGTGGAACCTTAAACAAGGTAAATAATAAATTATTTCTTGATTGGTCTGAAAAAGATATTGATAATGCTATTGCTTCAGGTAAAAAAGAAAGAATGGCACAAATTGAAGAATATGAAATTAAAAATAAAATAACAGAAGGTTTTTTCTATGAGTTAAGAAAAGCAGATCCGTATATCAATAGAGGTGAAAGATTTATAGGAGGCAATAGAAGGAAAGAGGATTTAGAACTATTTCTTGATAAGTTTAAAAATACTTTTTTTGATTTGTTTACACCCTTAGCAAAAGAACTTGATTATGACCTTGAATCAATTATTGAGGAGAATAAAAAACGTGTAGGTTTAGCATGATCTAGTGCTGGCCGAACAGGTCAAGGATAGACAGTAGGTATATAATTTGGTAACAATGTATTATTTTTATGGCTGATCGCAATCAACTTGCACAAGAAAAAGCAGGTTTAATCCAGCAAAGAGATGAAATTGTTAGTAATTACAATGCACAAGTAAAAGAATTGTTAAAAGATTTAAACGCTACAACTGAAGCCAGCCTTGCTCCTTTAAACAAACAAATTAGAGAGTTAGAGTTGAAAGTTCTCGAATTAGTAGATCAAGAAGCTGGAATTGGTGGTGAGGCTTGTCCTGCATGATTAAAATTCTCACCTATATAAATACTGCTGCTCTTGTGGTAGCAGTAGGTGGTGGTACGTTTCTTTATACACAACGCACAAAGATTACTAATCAAATTATTGATCAGGCTTTGACTGTTGTTAAAGAATCAATGGTAAAGATGCCAAAACCAGCCTTTCCTAATAGTACTGGCCCTGTTAATCCATTTTCAAAATGATTCAATTTAAGTCATTTAATGGCCTAACTTCTTTAGTATTAGGCGGTGGTTTGATAGCTACGAACTTTATGAGTCTTTCTTTATTGGCTCGTAAAGATTCTGGCATCCCTGATATAGCCAAGCTTTCTAATACTCCTTACAGCAGTCTTCAAATTAGAAGTGAAAAAGGTGCTGATGGTGCAGAGGAATGGAGTTTTGCCAGCCGTCAACACGATCCAAAAACAATGCTTCAGTATGAAACTAGCGAAGCTCCTACTTTTAATGGTGGTGTTAAGACTAGACATACGCATAAAGAATCTGTTGCTCAGTTCATTACATATCCGCAAGGTTCAGACGGTAAATTGACAGCTAAACAGATTGAATGTATTGAAAAACAAGCCCAAGGACGCAGTAATGGACAGATGATTGCTGATGCTGGTTCGGTTCAGGTGACACCAGCCTTGGCAGGGGTTCCAATTGTAGGGCCAGTATTAGCAGGAATATTTTTTGGTCAAGCTAGAAAACAAGTAGGAAATGTTGCGAGCGATATTGCTGGTCAATGGAACGACTGCTAAGTGGAAATAGATCCACCTTTAGCAAGAGAAGCAAGAGTTAGTCCTGTTAATGATGTTGTATTAATACCGCCTAGAGAAATAATTCCACCAACAACATTAGGAGATTTACCTTTTGGCTTTGTGCCGTTAATTGATATTCCTTGTGTGATGGCTCGTGAGAAAGAGCTTGGAGCTGGAGATATGTTTACAATCGACCCCGAAGGCTCAATGGTTCTGTGTGATTATTCTCCTGTAACGATTCTTGCTCCTGATAGCGGTTCAATTCCTCAAGATATATCTGCTTTAGAACCAAAAGCTGAAGCCCCTTATAAGCTTCTTAATTCAATAGGGGATCAAACTGAGGAAGTGAAAAAGGAGGATGGAAAAAGTAACCAAAAGAGCAATACCAATGTAAGTAATCAAATTCCAAAAACTCCAAATATTGATGGACAGTTTATTGCAGAATTTTTACCCTGCCCACCATTAGACACACTTGCTAAAACTCCAATTGGTTCGTTGGGAAAAGGCGGCCTTGCAAGGATTAAAGGATGGGAAAGAGATATTTTAACGGGTAAATGTGAAACGGTTTGGGAAGGACTAAACCCATTAGAGATAGCTGGTAATTACGCTCCCCCTGCTCCATTACTGGTTTCTACAAGTGCAATAGCTGTCACCAGTATTCTTGCTGTTGGTACGCTCCAGCCCTATATAAAAATAGTTCAGAAACAGATTCAAAAGCAGGTAAAGAAAAGGTCTAAAGCCCTTGCTAAAAAGTTATTCAAGAAGAAGGAGAAGATAATGTCCCTTTCTGAAAGGAGAAAGGCTCAGAGGGATCTTCGGAAATAGAGTGAGTGTGATCTATTAACGTATTAGGTTCTGAGACTAGCTCAATATCCGCACATAATATTTCGTATTTTGAACCCTTTTTAAATCTAGTTCCACTCTTAAATAATTCTGAGCAATGTTTTGCCCTCCCAAGCTCGAACGACATTCTGGCATCTTCATGCTTTGCTTGTAAAAGATTAACTAAATGAGTCTGCGCTCTCCTACAAGCACGTACAGATTTTCGATCTAGATTAATATTTAAACTTAAACTTACTCCCGGCGAAATTGCCCAGTTTGTCTTCTCAAATCGATTTACTGTTTTATAACCTCTAATCAAAGTTGGGTCATCAATTTCTCCATCACCTATTTCATTTCCTTCATCATCGAAAGCACCTTTTACATCCTTAGTTGAATAAACAGGATCGAGAAAACTATCAACTTTTGGCATGCCTCCTGAAATATTAGTACTAACAAAAGGTTGAACAACGAAGGTGTCACCTTGGCATTGAGCTTGATTTAATGACAAAGTATTCGTAAACTGCTTACTCGGCATGTTCAAGACCCCCATATTCGTAACACTGCCAGAACTATTACTTATTGGATTATTGCTCATACTTACCTCTGCAAATACTGGGCTAGGGATAATAAATAGTAAAGCAAATAAGCCTTTCTTCATTGTGTAAATGTACTCATAGTTTCTGTTATTGATTCAGTAGTAATATCTCTAGAAATTCGGGTAAAATTCTTAAGTCCGGGTCCATGATATGAATTTAATAGGTTTGTACTTGCTCCTTGAGTGTGCATAGTAGCTGTAGGTAAAGTATTTAAGTTTGCTCCATAATGTGTTGTTGTTACACCGTTAACTGAATGAGTTCCTACCGTTACAATATCAGGCGTTAATTTACCTGTAACGCTTAAATTTGTACCACCTAAACTATATTCAAAACCTGTCTGATACTCCCACGTTTCTATTAACTCCACCGTTTTTTGAGTAGAGGTCGTGGTGCTTGATGTAGATCCGCTTTGGAAGTTTGGGACCACGGGAACAGCTAAAATCTTAGCAGTACCAACGCTTAAGAAGGCAATTAATAATGCAAATGCCTTCATTAATCACCAATTTGCAAAGCACTTGTTATTGATCCAGTCACAGAAGTTCCAGCAGCACCCGGAGCCAATGTTATGGTTCCCCCGCCTACAGATGTGATTGCAATGCTCATTCCATTATTTGATCCACCAGCTACATAGACAGCATCTAAGCCTGATGGAAGACTTGTTAATCCTGCATGAGTTAACGAAGCTGCTGAACTTACACTTGAGCCTTGTATATACGATTCTGAAAAACTTGTAGCGGCTCCGGCGGTGGTCTGACTATAACTACCTGTGCCGTGAGTAGCAGCGACTCCTGTTAGAGCATTGTTAGCTGAGGCTGGTACGTCCAAGTGCCCAAGGGTTGAGGCTGTAACTCCAGTACTGGACATCGTATATGTACTTGGAACGGCCTTGATATGAGAGTAAGCACCATCAACAATTCCTTGAGATGTGGCTGTTATTTTGTGAATAATTGGTGCTGCCTGTACTGGAGCTGCTAATAGCAGTAGGAAAAGAAAGTGCTTCATGTAAGCTTGCCTGTTTGTGGATCTACTTCTTTACCAGAAATAGGATCAATGCGTGGTTTGTCTGGTACTAATTTTACTGGAGTTTCAATTCTTACAATGGTATAGGGAACACCATTAGCAAAGCCTCCTGCTGCTTCTGCCTTTTTCTTTTCTTCATCAGCTTTATACGTTCCATCACCTCTCTTTTTTGCTGTCTCAAGTCCAAAACTTGCTAACGCACCAGTGAAAACA